GAGTGGATATTCCTTTTCAAAGTGTAAGAGAATATTGGTCGGAATCGCCGGCGACTGTTCAATCAGGCGATCATATTCAGTCTTTGTATTGTTCACGAAATCTAGACCATCTGAACTTCGTTCTTCACGCGCGAGTGCCAACGTCAAGCGCACGTTTCGTGATAACAAGCCATACGATAACGCCGCCGCCTTGTGATTCTCCATCAGTTCGTTAATCTTAAGAAATTGCATGATCGTCGCGACAAGACCCGCGATAAGATTCAAGCCACCAATTACGGATGGGACCATACTTCTCACCGATTCCGGAAATTGCTCTTGTGCAAAGTTTGCCGTACCAGTAAGAGTCGATAGTACAATGACAGGTAGAGTAAATCGCATACTCAATTTTTTATACATGAGAAATGCTCTGTGATGCATATATCTGTAACTTCCAGAAGCTTCACCCCATTGTCTCAAAATGGTTTCATGTTGATCATTCCAACTCTCCTCCCTGAGTTGCATCTCACGTCTGCGTAGTGTTTCATCATCAATAATTTCTTCACTCATCTTATAGTAGATGAACATTATATTCGCTATTCATCTCTTATTCATCATCGCGATGTTAATCATACCATTTACAGGCACGAAAGAACACCTTGAATTTTATGCACTTCTCGTACCTTTCCTATTCTTTCACTGGACGACGAATGACGACACGTGTGCCCTTACACAATTTGAAATGTGGTTCACGGGTAAAGAGAAATACGAAACGTTCATGGGACGTGTGATGCGTCCAATCTATAAAGTCGATGAACACGTGGCGAATTATCTCATCAAAGTGACTTTCTTTTTCTTATGGTTGGTGGTACAGTTTAGGCTCGGTCGCCTGGACGATGCACTCGCGCCATTAAAAATTCTCCGTAAATAGAAATGAAACAAAAGACCCTGACGCGTCTTTTACTCGCGGCGGTCATCGGACTCGCCGTACTCGTGTATTTGAAACAGCGCCCAGTGGTCATCGTGCGTCAACGTGCACCACCAGCCATCGTCCAGCGAAGACCCATTTCCACACGAGCCCCAGAATTCAGGGAAGCACCCATTAAGAAGTATAAACCCGGACACACGCAACACATGGGACTCTTGATTGGAACGAATAACGAAACGCTTCCATTGTACGGTCGTGAAGTGCGTGGACACCGGGACAGATATCATTACTATACGACGACGTCAGGTGAAAATTTATATCCTTTGACCGTCTCACACAATGGTCGTGAGTGTACCGAAGACATTGGATGTCCCGAATTCTATGGAAACGAGAGTGTCGGTGTCCTCACTAAAAATGGCGCATACACGACAAAACTGTATCGTACCGATGACTTTTTTTAAATCTCTCACTCTCTCAAGATATGCTCCGATATGCCGCCCTGAACCATGAATTAGCAAACGTTATACAACGCGTCTACGCGCGTGGATCCAATATTATTTTGGATTACGCACGCGAGAACTGCCCGTTATCAGAAGCCGACCACGTGTCAGCCGTGACGACAAAAATCATGTCCAGTGTTCCGAGCGCCATGTTTGCCTTGAAATTAACATCCTTTGGATCGAGAGAATCACCCAGTCGAGCGAATACCCACACACGTAGTGTGATTGAACACGGTGTTCGTGGTGGTGGACGTGTATGTATAGATGCCGAGGATGTATTGTACCCAAAACTATGTTACGAATACATGCGGACATTTAATCGCGAAGAGCCACGTGTGTATAAAACCTATCAAATGTACCGACGTGACGCACTCAAAGAACTTGAAATGGATATATGTACGTCTCAAAAGGATGGATTCATACTCGGTGCCAAGCTCGTGCGTGGAGCGTATCTCGGAAAACAACGAGGACTGCTTCCGACGAAGGACGCCGTGGACGCCTCCTTTCGCCGTGGATTTGACATGACACTCAGCGCAGGACCACACGTACACACACTCGCGGCGACACATAACAAGCAAGACATTCAAACCATTCGATCTGTACCACACGATCGCTACGCCATCGCACAATTGCTCGGTATGGATGATGATTTTCCAGACTACGTGTACGTGCCATATGGATCCCTAAGTGAATTAACGCCGTATTTATTTCGGAGACTTCTAGAAAGACTAAAATGGTCCGGACACTGAAACGATTTGGATATTGGTCACCACCGCCGTCAGGACCCACGCGACGCCAACGTTCGATCGTCGCGGCGTTGAAGAGAGAAGAGATACGTCTTGAAATTACACGTGTCGCACTTGAACAAGTCTACGTCGCACCGTATTTCAGGGAACAAAAACAAATAACACCTCGACAAATGCGTTTAAAAATGATACTTGTCGAGGCATTGGATATCGCACACGGTCTATGTGAACACGGAACGGACCAAGAGTGTCGATGGGCATGGGAAATGGTTGATGAAATCGATGACGCCGCTACGAGAGCTGGTGTATATTTTCCTCGTATATATTAAATGGACATCAAAGAAAAGGCCAAGCAAATAGGCGTTCGTGTCACGAAGGATGTGAAAGGTAAACGCGTGAAACTCTCTGATAAAGAACTTAAGACGAAAATCATGAATGCGATGAGCCTTGAAAATCAGGCCAAACACGCGAAAAAGTTTATCCGCGTGTGTCGAACGGTCTTGGCTGAAACGCAACCGAAGGCCCCGAAGGCCCCGAAGGCCCCGAAGGCCCCACCGGCCCCACCGGTCCCAAAGAAGACGTCGTCTTCACCAAAACGGACCACTAACGCTCGCGCTGCGCTCATGGCGAACCTCAAGGCAAATCTCAAGCGACGAGGTCTCATGAATAATTAAATGAATGTAATACCGAAACGTCTCGTCATGAATCGCTGCGCTTCCTGAATCGATGGTTGGCTCCATAGATACCATCGAGACCAAAATCCAGCCGTCGCGACACCCCCGAGTCGCCACTGTTCTTTATCACTCGTATCAACGGTGAGCATGCGTGTATGAATTTTTTTGGGATCGGTTTCAGCGATGAAACGTCCACCGTGTCGCACGACATATGAACGCATACGTGAGGGATTCTTGTGTTTGGTGTAGTCTGAATATCCACGGGCACCAAAGTCAACAGTCCTGTTACCGGGTAAAATAACCCGGAACTTCTTCTTTCGATCCGGGCTTACAATAATTTTGACGCGCATTGGTACTTACTGTGTACCAACATTTACTTTTGACACATCGCGCAATACCCCTCCTCCTTCTTTTCACCAGGCAAAAGGAACAAACGTTCATTACCACGCTTCACGAGGAAGAGGTGGTCGTACATGTGCAAAAGCGCGATCGCGAACATGATGGTCGTCGTGACCGGCTTGTTCAGCTTTCTGTATTGGAACGCGACGTACGCGACCAAGGCCATGATGGTCCACTGAATCATGGTAAATCGTGGAACAACGAATCGGCGCTTCATGTCGGGCTTATCTTCGGTCGGCTGAGGGGCAAACATTTCGGATTGCTTGTATCCAGGCATTTTTATTATGTACGAAGAAATTAATGTGGGTGATCATCGTGGTCCTGATCCTGTGTGATTTTTTTAAGGCACCGATCGATCTTTTGTATTTTCAAAACCCGTGGCGACCACTCGTGGGTATACGAAACACGATCACGGATATATTCATGCATAGACAACGGTACAATCATAACGATTACGATAGTTTATGGAAAGTCAAGGCAAACTTTTGGGCGATTCGCCGTGAATTTTACAACGTCTTTTCGAAAACACATAAATACTATTTCCACGATCTCGATAAATGGTTCGAGAAGAAGAATACGTATTATTACTACAAAGTGGAAGATTTTCCAAAGGTGTATGCACTTTTAAAATCGATTCCATGTGTAGATGAAACCACTGCCGTGTTTTCTGTGATCGAAGGTCCCTTAACCATTCCACCACATCGGGCCGAAAGTAATACACAACTGCGATACCATCTCACGATCGAGAGTGGAAAAGATTGTCTATTAGAGACGGAATACGGTGTGCACATGCACATGACGGGTGAAGAGTTTCTCTTTGATCACGCGCGCTACCACGCCCTTGAAAAGCGAGGTCACGCGAGACGCATCACACTCATCTTAGATATTCGCCGGTACTAA